ACAGGTGATGTAACCGGTAATGTTTCTGGAACTGCGGCTACAGTAACCACTGCGGCTCAATCAAATATTACTTCTCTTGGAACACTAACTACACTTACTATTGATAATGTAATTATCAACGGAACAACTATTGGACACACTGATGACACAGACTTAATTACTTTAGCAGACGGTATTGCAACTGTTGCTGGTGAAATATCAGTGACTACATTAGATATAGGTGGAACTAATGTGGCCTCTACTGCTGCTGAATTAAATATTGTAGATGGTAATACATCTGCAACATCTACTACTTTGGCAGACGCAGACAGGCTAGTAACAAATGATAATGGAACGATGGTGCAGGTAGCACTGTCTGATGTAAAAACGTATTTAACAAGTGCAGGATTTTCAAGTGAGGACCCAACGGCCCTTGCAATTGCCCTTGGCTGATATTATAATAGGAGGATAAATGGCTAATACTTTTAAAGTTGTAACTAAAGCAGGAGTTACCAGTGCTGATGTTATCTATACCGTTGCAAGTTCTACTACTACAGTAGTTCTTGGAATGATGGTAGGTAATACAACTACTGGTCAAATCACTGCAACAGTTACGTTGACTTCAGATACCTCTAGCAGAGCAGGTGCAAATAACGAAGCCAACCAGACGGTTGAACTTGTTACTACGGCGCCGATCCCTGTTGGCGGATCGTTGGAGTTGCTTTCGGGTAACAAAGTTGTGATGGAAACAACAGATTCGCTAACATTAACAGCGACTGGTGCGGCTGACATTGCTTTGTCAATAATGGAGATAACGTAAAATGGCATATGTAGGAACACCCTTAGATACAACTAATGCATTTCAATCATTAGCTGGTAAAAGATTTAATGGAGATGGAAGTACAACTGATTTTACATTAGACTCTTCACCAAACAGCACACTTGATATTGAAGTTTTTGTAGAAAACGTAAGACAAGATCCAAACTCAGCTTATACTGTAAGTGGAACAACTTTAGCATTCACAGGCGCTCCTCCTAGCGGCACGAATAATATTTATGTTGTACACCAAGCAAAAGCTGTAGGGACAATAGACCCAGCTGTTGGCTCAACATTAGATTTAAATGGTGCGGCTGAACTTGTTCTTGATGCTGACGCTGATACAGCGATATCAGCAGATGCGGCTGATGACCAAATAGATATTAAGATTGGTGGTAATGATGATTTTAAACTAACTGCAAAAACACTTACTATTGGTGGTGGTGCAGCGGCAGATACAGCTATTGTATTCGATGGCAATGCACAAGATTTTTATATTGGGCTAGATGATTCTGGAGATGAATTACAAATAGGAAAAGGTAGCACACTTGGAGCAGGCAGAGAATTAAGTTTTGGTGCTTCTGGCCCTGTATTTAATGAAGATTCCGACACACATGATTTTAGAATAGAAACAGATGACCAAACTCATGCTTTATTTATTCATGGTGCTAATGACAGATTTCATTTGTTTAATAGCTCAACAAGTTTAGTATCAAACAGTTCAGATGTTTATGGTGTAGAACTTGTTTCTGGTGGCTCATTTACTGTAAGTGCAAATGGTAGTGCTCCTTTAGATATTAATAGACAAAATAGTGATGGAAATTTAGTAAATCTTCATCAAGAAGGAAATGGAGAAGGCACAATTGCTGTTAGTGGTAGCACAGTAGCATATAATACTTTTTGTGGAACTCACTGGTCAAGATTAGCAGACAATTCAAAACCAACTATACTCAGAGGAACAATTATTGAATCTATTGCAACAATGATGGATTGGTATCAACTTGAATACCAAAAAGAAGATGGACATACATTTAAAGAATCTATTGCATTACCAAATGGTAAAAGCACAGGTGACAACCACACCATGACAATAGATGGAATTTCTCGTACAGGAAAAATATTAAAAGAAGATAATGAACAATTACCTATGTGTAAAATTTCAGACACAGCAGACAGTAAAGCTGTGTATGGCGTATTTATGGATTGGGATGATAATGATGATGGCTCAGATGGAGACGTAAATGATATGCACGTTGCTTCACTTGGAGCATTTGTAGTAAGAATACATAAAGACCAAACAGTTGCTATAGGTAATTGGTTAGTAAGTAATGGTGATGGTACAGCAAAAGTATTAGCGGGAAACACAACAATAACAGCAGATGTTCAAAGTTCTATAATAGGAAAAGTAACATCAACAACAAAAACACATACACATGGTGATGGTTCGTATTGCGTTCCATGCACATTGCATTGCGGATAAAAGGAGTAAAATATGGCACAAACAAAAATAAAAGCAGGTGGATTTGACGCAGATGTCATAACAGGCACTACTGCATTAACCACCGAGCCAGATTCAACTGACGAGCTACTCATCAGTGATGGCGGCACATTAAAAAGATTAGATATAGATACTATTTATAACACACCTGCATTTCAAGCTAGAGCCACTTCTAACCAAAATGTAGACGATGCAACATCTACAAAAATGGAATTTGACACAGAAGATTATGACACAGATAGTGCTTATGATGCATCTAACGACCAATTTACAGTTCCTTCTGGAAAAGGAGGGAAGTACTTCTTGTATGCTAAAGCTAAAATATCTTGTGGCACAGTTAATACATTAAACTCTTCTGTTTTACTTTTTAGAATTGGAAGTAATGAAAGATATGGACTTGAATTTTTTGGTAATGGTATTGTTTCTGGAACAGTAGAAACTGTACAAGCATCAGGATTAAATATTACTGCGACTCTTGATTTAAGTGCGGGTGACGTTGTATCAGTTTATGGTTATGCTAACGTATCAAGTGGTCAAGCACAATTTCAAACAGGTGATAATTACTCCATTTATTTTGGTGGATATAGAATATCGGGAACAAGTTAATGGCTAATTTATCTACAAAAGTAAAACTATATTGTGAAGCAAATGGCAAGACTGCTATATTTCAAGAAAACGTATTTTTGCAAAATGATAATGATGGTAAAGGTTCATATATTGCAAAGTGGTTAGTAGATGGACTTGCAAAACCAAGTGATTCTCAACTAGCATCTTATGAAACATCTGGAAATACAAAAGATAGTAATAATGTTATTAGAGATAAAAGAAAGGCTGAGTATGGTTCTGTTGGAGACCAACTAGATTTATTGTATAAAGATATGATAGCAGGTAAAGGCGATTCGACTGGTGAATGGTTTAAAGCTGTTAAAAAAGTTAAAGATGATAATCCAAAGGAGTAAAACATGGCACTAAGTAAAATAGGAACAAATAGTATAGCAGACGATGCAGTAACTACGGCAAAGGCAACTGGTTTTGGAAAACTTGGACAAGTTGTTAATGCAGTGTTTGATGTAGACACTGATGTAGGTTCAACTACATTTGCAGATTTAACAGATGGTTCTGGTGAAACTTTAGAAGTAGCTATTACTCCATCCGCTACAAGTTCTAAATGTTTAATTGAATATACAATTCAAGCATCAATGGCTAGTAATAGAGGTTATAAAACAAAATTATTAAGAACAGTTGGTGGTAGTGACACTGCTATAATGACTCAACCAGATCAAAAAGATACATACGGAGATGGCGACACACACGCTCAAAGAAGTTCTGTTCAATTTTTGGATAGCCCCTCAACAACTTCGGCGATCACGTATACCGTTCAAGTTGCTACAGACGGAGCTGGCTTAGTTACTTTTGCTAATTCTAATTCTCAATGTATGATTACAGTTATGGAGATATTAGCATAATGGCATATGTAGGACAAGGAATTAAAGGTGGCACGTTTAGTGTACTAGACACAAGTGGAAACACTTATAATGGTTCTAATGTAACTTTTGATTTAGGTACACAAGTAGGATCCCCTGCACAGCTTTTAGTCTCACACGACGGGGTTATACAGAAACCCGTAACAGATTATACAATAGCTACAGGCGGAACACAGATTACATTTACAACTGCTCCTGCAAGTGGAGCATCAATATTTATAACAGAAATATCTGGTGCAGTAGGTGCACCAATGAACCGTGATATAAACGGCGATGAATTAATTTTAGATGCTGATGCTGATACAAGCATTACAGCAGATACAGACGACCAGATAGATATTAAGATTGCAGGTGCGGATGATTTTCAATTTACAGCAAATACATTTTTAGTACAGACAGGCTCTAAAATAGATATAAATGGCACAGAATTAATTCTTGATGCAGACGCTGATACTTCAATTACTGCTGACACTGATGACCAAATTGACATAAAAATAGCTAACGCAGATGATTTTACATTTACTGCTAACTCATTTAATGTTTTATCTGGTAGTGAGATAGACTTAGCAGATGACTGTGAATTAAGAATTGGAAATAGTGATGATATGAGATTATTTCACAATGCTTCAAATTCAATAATAGTACATGATGGTACTGGAGACTTACAAATTAGAGCAACTGATTCTGGTAAAAATTTTATAATTTATGACCACGATGCAAGTAATGAGTGGTTTAGAATTGATGAAAATGGTAACTCTACTTTTAATGAAGGTTCAGCCGATGTTGATTTTAGAGTAGAATCAAATGGTAACACTCATGCTATATTTGTTAATGCAGGAGATGATAATGTTCTTTTTTTAAATAGTGCAGGTGGAACTGCTAATGCACATTTTGGTATTGCTAGTAATAAAAAAGTTACTGCTTCTAGAGATGGCGGCACAACAGTAGAAATAAATAGAAATACCAACGATGGTAATTTAGTAGATTTACGACAAGCGGGCACGGCAGAGGGAACAATTTCTGTTTCTGGAAGCACAGTTGGCTACAATACTTTTATGGGTTCTCACTGGTCACAACTTGCAGATAATTCAAAACCAACAATATTAAGAGGAACAGTTTTAGAAACTATTGCTGATATGTGCGTATGGTACACAGTAAAATTTGATAGAAATCAACACAACGATAAAGATACGGAATACCATTATGAAGAATATGAATTACCATCTGGTAAAAAAGTTGGTGATACAGTTTCAATAACTCACGCAGACGATATATCTTATTCTGGTGTAATTGAAAAAGAATCTAATTTGACTTTACCAAAATTTAAGATATCAGATACAGAAGAAAGCAAAGCAGTATATGGAGTTTTTCACACATGGGATGATGACGATGATGGTAAAAACTGGCAAAACGATGCAAGTATTGCTGCATTAGGAACTTATATGATTAGAATACACAAAGATGAAACAGTTGCTATTGGTGATTACATACAAAGTAAAGGCGATGGCACAGGAAAAAAACAAGCAGATGATATTTTACGAGCAAGCACAATAGGTAAAGTAACATCAACAGAAAAAGTTATAACACATGGTGATGGTTCATACTGCGTTCCATGTACATTACATTGCGGATAGATGTTACTAGGACACGGAGCAATAGGACAATTTGGAGTAGCGGAAGCGCTATCTGGACTTGTCGTTAATGCAGGAACAGTTGATGTTTCCATGGGACAAGCGGCAACGTTTAGTACAGGATCTGAAAGCGTAACAGGATCTGCCGAATTTGCTGTAACAACCGCTGGAGTAGGAACATTTAGTTTAGGTACAGAAGTTGCAACTGGTGGGGCAAATGTAACACCAACAACTGCTGGTGCAATAACTGTAAGTGTAGGCGATGAAACAGCATTTGGTGAAGCATTCCAAAACTTAATTTCATTATCTGCTGGATCACCTAACTTCTTCTTATGGAATGAAGTTGATGATTCACAAACTGTAACATGGAAAGATGTAAACCCGGGATCAACGGACTAATATATGGCAGATGACGCAACAATAAATTTAACAGCAACAATCTTACCAGATGAGATTTCTAA